GCCGCGCTCTGCGCCGAACTCACCGCCACCGCAACCCGCTACCCCGACACCGACCTGACCCTCGCCTACAGCATCAAAGGCCATCCCAACCCTTCATGATCCAACTCACCATGTCAGGAGTTCTGGGTTCCGGCCGGACCTTCAAGGATGCAGCTGTCGAACATCTCCGCGACCGCCTCACGCCACGCCTCATGCAGCGTCTGACCTGGCCGCATGGTGACGACGCTCGTTGGCACGACCCCTTTCACGAGAGCAGCAGTGGTGGCGCGCGCGATGGCAACGGGGTCGACGAAGGAGCCCCGAGGAGCGGGCTGCAGGGCCGTAAGGTCGCTGAACACGCCAGCGACCTGTGCGAACCCAACACGCGCGGACGGGAACTCCGGCCGTACCTCGACCTCCTGCATAGAACCGTCTACGGAGATCGCGTAGGCAGCGGGCGGCAACCCCGACAACGGGAGGGTCGCTGCCTCGACCAGCAACTCCCCGATCGGCGGCGGGCCGGTCGGTGCGGCCGGTAGGTGGAACGACGCGAGTGAGTCGCGCACGGTCGGGTCGAGCGCGGTGCGTACGTGTCCCAACCTGCTCGCCCGTTCCGGCGCTCCTCGAGGTCGGATGTAGGGCACGTCAGACCCCTGGGCGCGGGCGAGGTGCGAGCGGCGTAAGCCCGGCGTCGCGGCGGGCAGCGTTGATCATCTCTCGGTCGAACTTCGCAACCTGGACCGGCACGATGTACTTGCCAGAGCGGGTCTTCATGCGCACGAAACCGCGGTCCTCGGCCGACAGGATCGCAGCCTCGAACGACTTGAAGTCGTAATACTTCGACAGCGCACGGATCTCGTCGCTGTTGTTCAAGTGCGCCACGATCCAGTTGCTGGTGTTCGCCAGCACGGCGGGAGCGACCGCGCTCACCTCCTGGGTCGCGTAGACCAGTCCGATGCGGAACTTGGCAGCTTCTTTCGCCAGTCGCACGTACGGGTTCGGGGCGACAGCGTCGTACGCCTTGCGGTCGAAGAGCCGATGGGCCTCCTCGATGACGATCTGCATCCGCTGAGGCTCCTGCCCCGAGGTGAACCGCTCCGTCGCGCGAGCCAGGATGTGGTTGATGATGCGTTCCGACAGCAGCTGCAGTACCTGGTCGGTTCCGCGGGACAGGTCCACGATGACGAGGCGTCCGGCAACGAGGTCTCGGTAGATCTGGTCCGCGTAGTCCTCGGTCGCGCTGATGCTGTGGAAGGTCCGCAACTGTCGCAGCCAACGCCAGCCCAACTTGTTCCCGGTAGGTGCATAGAGCGCCAGGATCGCGTCGATGGACGGGTCCTTGAGCCAGTCCTGGGCGTCAACGTTGCCGGCGTCAGCCTGGTCGATGAGCCAGTCGAGTAGGGCCTGCACTGCCGCCGTACCCTCAAGACTGACCCAGCCGGACTGCGCGGCTGTGGCGGTGGCGCCCGCATCTGCCGCGTTGAAGGCGTCGGCCAAGACCCTCTTGAGCGATACGTTGAAGCGCCGGTTGCCGGCGGGGAAGCCAGCCTTGCCGAGAACGCCGAAGAAGCACAGACGGGCGCGCGAGGCACGGTTCCGGCGGGAGTGGCTTACCTGTCCGTCAGGTCCCGGCTGCGGGTCGCCGAGCTCGGCGCTGGCGAAGTTGTCGACATAGGTCCCGGACGTCTTGCCGGCGAGGACGCTGCTGATGATCTCCTGTGCCGCCTCGATCTGGCGCTCGTCGTAGAAGTTGATCTGGAGGGGGTGCACGCCGGCGTCCGTCAGGGTCGTCGGATCAGCACCGAAGCGGTACACGCTGACGTCGTCGCCCAGTTGCGCGAGCGCTGTGTCGTCGTCCTGCGCGTTCGGATTGGCGTATTCGCCCTGTGGGTCGAACAACAACTGACCGATCGGCTGGCGCTCCATCTTGCTGTGTCGGTACGTCGCCACAGCCAGCGTCTTCATCGTGTTCGACTTGCCCATCCGGGTCATGCCGAAGACGGCAGTCTTCATCTCGATGAAGTCGGCCACTCGGACCTGCACCGGGACCTCGTGCTGTCCGTGGTCACGAGCCCGGCGCCTCGTGGAGGAGTAGCGGACGCTACCGATCTGGAGCAGATGAGGCTGCTTCCCGCTACGAACCTCATCTTCTGTCATGCCCGGGTAGGAGGCGATCACTGCCAAGGCGGCTGGGGATGGCTTGTAGACCCGGTACCGGCTCGCGGCGTAGATGTTGTCGATGTCCGCGCCGAAGTCGAGGAGTCCGCCACCTCCGGGCAGATCCGTCTGGTAGAAGGTCCCGAGGATGCGGCAGGACAGTCCGGACCGCTGCATCTCCTGCTGGGTCAGGACGTCGACGGTGAGATCGCCGTCCGTGAGCATCTGCCTCATTGTGAACTCGCGGACCTCGACGAGCTCCGTCTGGCGCGGGAGCTGGCAGGTGCCGTCGACACGCAGCAGCAGGACCTCCTCGTCCTCGGGCAGGCCGATGCCGTCTAGTGGCATGACGGTCGCAAGTAGGAAGGCGTGCTGCGGCAGCCCACCGGCGTCCGCCTTCCAGCGGTCGTCCGTGGAGACGAGGGCGTCGTGGTAGTCGAGGTGGTAGACGCCGCCGATCTGCTTGGCTCCGGCGAGTAGTGACGTGTGCAGCAGAGAGGTCTGCAGCCGTGCAGTGAGAGTCAGGTCCGTCATGCGGTGGTCTCCTCGGTCGGAAGGTGCGGCAGGTTGGTGACGATGTACTCGTCACCCGAGCCACGCCGAGAGTGCGCGGTGTATGTGAGCGTCAGTCGTTCGAGGCGATGCGTCGGGCGGCGTTGACCTTCGGCATCCCCAGGCAATCGCACAAGTGGGGTGGAGTAGAGGTCCTCGATCGCCGCGTGATGGTCGTACGACAGGACCCAGGGAGCGGCGCAGCCCAACACGAAGGCCGCAAGGCGGCGGTGCCCAGCGTCGTCGAACGGCCGGCGGTACAGCGTCTGCGCCTTCGCGTAGAACGGCGGGTCCAGGTACAGCAGGAGGCCGTCGTCGCCGAAACGCCGACGCGCCTCCGCCACCGTCTTCTGGTAGTCGCCGTGCAGAACCGCGGCGATGCGACCGGCCTTGGCTAGCTCGCCGACTAGCCGAAGTCGTCGAGTCAGTTCATCGCGGGGAAAGCGACAGTCGATCTTGTACGCGCTCGACTGCGCCCGCCCACCGATGGGTCCGGCGCGGTCATGCAAAATCCCCGAGAAGGAGGTCCTGTTTAGGAACAGGCACGCCAGCGCGCGGTCGCGGCGGGTGCGGCCGGGGTTGGCCTTGAAGTGCTCCCACATCTCCAAGGACACGTCGACCTCAGCCACCTGGTTGATTAACCATTGGCTGTCCGAGCAAGCGGTCTTCCAGAAGGAGTAGACGAGAGGATCGGCCTCGGCGAGAACGACGCGCTCGGCGAGGCCGTTGGCGGCAACGTGCAGCGCGACCGATGCCCCGCCAGCGAAGGGCTCCACAAACGTCCGTGGCGGGCTGGCCATCAGCAGTCGATTGAAGAGCGGGATCAGCTGCCGCTTTGCCCCCGGATACCGCATCGGCGACAGCAGCCTGACGGCTCCACCAGCGCCACGGGGCAGCAGGGCACTGAGGTATGGCCCACCTACCTGGAGTGGTTCCTGGGCGGTCGCGCTTACGTCCGGTGAGACCGGAGCAGCGGACTCCGCAGACTCCAGCCGGGCGGTCGTTCCCACTGCTGCCGCCCTCCTGTAGTTCCTGGGCCGCCCAACGTATCCGTGGGTCCCGAAAAAAGTGTGCGAGACACGGCACGGCTCCCGGCGTCACGCTGTGCGTCCGGGCGCCTAGGGCTGCGTGGAGGATCGACGCACTGAGCCCACTGGTCGGCAGGAGCGATCCTCGCCGCGACTGGGCATTCCAAGGACGGACGCGTCGTCGAACTCGGTCTGCAACGGAGGCTCGACGAGACCTTCCGCCGCAACGTTGATCTCATGATCGCGGCATGTGCGCTACCTGCACGTGCCACCTCCTGCTTTTGAACGGGTAAGGACGATCCCACGAAGCGCTGGTACGCCTGGCAGAGCCGGTAGAGCGGGCCGCGGGCCTGGCCACCGGTCCGCCAGCTCAACGAAGCCCTCAGGGTCGCGGGGGTCCCGGGCCTCGTGCAGTCGACCCTTGATCGTCCAGGGGTGCGGGCGCTGCTGAGCTGACGACCCCATCCAGCGGGCGGATCTGAGCGCCGCTTTATCCGACCGCATCGGAGAGCGCTATGCCGTACTCGAGCAAGCGTCCGGAGTCGCTTGAGCCGCGGGTTGGTGCGGTGGCTACAGCCAGTGCAGTTGCACGCGCTCGCTCAGTAGTGCACATCGCTGCGCCCAGTCACGATGGCTGGCGGCACGACCTGGAGGGTGCGGAAGCACCACGACACGTTCCAGGGTCCGCTTGAGGACAGTCCTCTTGGCGCCGTCATCGAGCGGTGCCGGTGGTCCCTTGATCCCTGAAGGTGAGCTCCGGAGCGCGCTCCGCAGGCGCTGGCTTTGCCGCAGGTAGTCCGGCCTGTCGACGAGCCCGTCGTAGTGGTCGTCCTGAAGCTGCCGGAGGGCGGTGCGTACTCGTGCCTGCGCGGGTGACTCCAGCGCCGCCTCGTCTCTCTGCTGCATCCGCTCGAGCAGATACCGCTCGAGGTAGTCGGCCTGGATGCGGATCTTCGCGCAGCCGCCGGTGGCGGTGGGGCTGCAGATGAAGGACGGGACGCCGCGCAGCGGGTTGCTGACGAGCCGGTGGCCGCACAACCCGCAGAACAGCAGCCCACCCAGCGGGTAGCGCTTGGCGACCTGCCGAAAGGTCCGGCTGTCCCGGGACGGGTCGAGCAGGACGGCTCGTACGGCGTCCCACTGCTCACGGGTCAGGATCGCCGGCCACGTCCCGGGGTGGAGCTGCCCCTGCCGCTCCGTCATCCCGGCGGTAGACGGTCGCACGAGCATCCTGCGGATGCCCTGCGGCCGCCAAGCCTGTCCGGTGCTGGTGACGCGGCCGCGGCCGTTCCAGTCCTTGCAGATGCCGGTGAGGCTGTCACCGGCGATCACCCGGGTGCAGGCCTCCCGGACAAGTCGGGCCCGCACGGGGTCGATGACCAGCTGCAGCCCCCGCCCGGACGGGTCGGCGGCGTAGCGGTAGCCGAAGGGCGTGAAGGGCCCGCCGTGCCACAGCCCTTGCTCTGCTCTTTGCAGTTTGGCCCGTGTCACACGCTCCGAGGTGCGTTCGGCCTCGGCCGCATCGATTACCGCCAGCACCCGCGCCAACGCCCGACCGTCCGCTGTGTCTAGGAGGACCGGACCGGAGACGACGGTGTGGATCTCCAGCCCGGTTCGGGCGGTGAGGTCGATGAGCCGCTCGTACTCCAGTGGCCTACGGGTCAGCCGGGATGTGGAGTAGGCGAGCAGGACCGCAGCTGAACGTCCAGCCAGATCGTCCAGCATCCGGTCGAACACCGGCCGGCGCTTCTTCGACCTGGTGGAGGCGCTGACGTCGTTCTCCCGGTAGACCGGCTCCAGCACCACCCAGCCCCGCTCAGTGGCCATCTGTCTGCAGTCCTGCTCCTGGCGCTCGACGCCGGCCTGCCGTCCCTCGGGGTCGTGGCTGATGCGGCTGTAGATCACGGCGAGCGTCATCCGGCCAGGCTGCACCTCGCCACGCGGTCACGCGGACGCAGGTGGACAGCAGGTGCTGTCACACGCCAGGAACGATCTTGGTCATCTGTGAGCCGTTCACCGTCAGATGCTCCACGTGAGCGGCCGAGCCGTGGCCGGCCGTGCGGACGTGCCCCGACGAGCCTGCCGGGCCCGCTGTCACGACCCGCGCCGCGCGGGTGTCGGCGCTGCGCGGGTGACCGCGGCGTGGCCACAATCGCGCTGTCCCTGGCGGGCGACCTGAGCCTGTCGGCGCGGGTGCGGCGTGCCTGGCCTCGGTCGGACCGGCACCCCTGCCAGGGACGTTGACCGGTGACACTGCAGCCAGGTGAGGTGGGTTCTCGCCCTCAGGCGGTGGTCTTCCAGGTGACCCTTACCGACTCCGGGTCGAAGAGGTTGTGCCCCCCCTGCTTTGTTGCGGGAAGGACGCTGATGTCGAGCAGCAGGTCGATGACGCCGCGCTTGCGTGCCAGGGGCAGCGACTCCCACCGTTGGGCGATGTCCGGTCCGGCCAGATCAAGCAGGTCCGGCGCGCTGCTCGAGGCTCGCGCGACCTGCTGCCACTTCTCCAACTCCGGCCGGAGCTTGGCGGTGATCCGGGTCAGCTGCGCGCCGTCGATGGTGCCCTCGGCGTAGGCGTCGGCGGCGGTGTCCAGCCTGGCCCGGAGGGCAGCGGCTCTGTCGGCGGCTTCCTGCGCCTGCCCGTCGTCACTGCGGGCGAGCAGAGCGGCGGCGTCAGGCTTGGCCAGGCGGGCAGTGACCAAGCCCGTCACGAGGGCCTCCAGGCCGTCCCTGGACCGCCGCACGTGGTAGCCGTGCTGGCAGACGTAGGAGTCGCTCTTGCGCCCGTCCCTGCCCGCTGTGAGGACCCGCATCGGGCCGGCGCAGACACCGCACCGGGCCAAGCCGCTGAGTAGGTACTTGATGGCGCTGCTCGGCGGGCTGGACCGCCGTGACGGGTCGGTCAGCAGCGCGACCAGCCGCTGGTAGGTGTCGGCATCCAGAACCGGCTCCCAGTCACCCTGGCCGACGACCTGACCCTGATGGATGCGCTGGCCGATGTTGCGCTCGCGCAGCAGGACGCCCCGAAGCGCCGTCGTCCCCCACGGCTTGCCGTTGAGGCTCAACACGCCCCGCTCGTTCAGGGCCGCCGTCACGGCACGAAGTGACTCTCCAGCGAGAAGGGCGGCGGCACAGGAGCGGATGACCTGGGCCTGCTCCGGGTGAAGCACGTCCCTGGAGCTGAGCCGCCGTCCCTGATCGTCGTAGACCTGCTCGCGCCGCCAGCCGTAGGCGATCCGGCCGTGCGGCTGACCGGTCTCGGCGCGTTCTGCCATCTTGGCCCGGACCCTGCGCGCCAGCTGTTCGCTCTCGTGCTTGGCCACGTTGCCCTTGATCCTCGCCGTCAGCCGGCCCTGCGGGGTCGCCAGGTCGATCTCACCACCGACCGACGCCAGCGCCACCCCGTGCCGCTCCGCGAGGTCGACGACGTCCTCCAGCTCCCGCGGGGTGCGGGTCAGCCGGTCGACGTCCCACACGACCAGCGCGCCGAACCGGCATGCTGCCAGGGCGGCCATCATCCGCTCGTACTCGGGGCGGGGCCGGCCGCTGGTGGCGCTGACGTCGTTGTCGGTGAAGACCTCGCCGACCTGCCAGCCCTTCTTCTCAGCGAGCGCGAGGCAGTCCTTGACCTGTCGCGTGACGCCGAGCGAGGTGTCGTTGGGGTCGGAGCTGATCCGGGCGTACACGGCCGCAGCGGTGGTGGCGGGCGCTTCCTGTACCGCTGCTCGGGCCATATGACGGACGGTAACACGGATTCAGGTTGTGCTTGTCGACGTCGGTGCTCCCGCCGTCGGAGAGGTGCTCGAGGTGGTGGGCGTCGCAGAACGCCGGGGGTCGGGTGCAGCCCCGGGCGGCGCAGGCGTGGTCACGGGCGTGAAGCGCGCGGCGTTGGGTCTTGGTGATGGTGTCGCCGAGTGCTTCGAGGCGGCGGACCTGGCCGAGGGTGTCGAGCAGGACGCGGGTGAGCCGGGCGTCGCACAGCAGCGT